TCGATCACCCAAATCAGCCCCTTTCTCTTTTCCTTTAAGAACCTCAATAATGTTTTTCACTGGTCCGAGCGGCACGCCAAGCTTTCCGCCGTTTTCAACAATGCTGATAAATTCGATGACACAGTAAGCGATAGCAACGCCGTCACCGACCATACCATTTGACTTCAGTACAGATATTTCAATGAGATAAACAGCACCGATGAGGACGATAATGTACAACTTTCGGATGAAACCGTTTCTTCCTCGGCTACTACTCAGACCAGGTCCAGCAGCCCCGGCCATCATGCCAGTGATAAAGTCAAAAAACATCAACCCCAAAAGAACAACAAATGCAAGTCCTAGCCCGCCAATCATCCATGAAATAAAACTTCCTACAAAGCCGAATGCGGCCTTAAAAAGTAAATCGATTCTTTCCATATACGCTTCCCCTCTCAATTGAAATAGCCCCCACGCTGCCGTGAGGGCATAAAAATAGCGCTGACCGTCTATGCGGTAGCGCCTATGATTCAAGCATTTTTTGTACATCTGCCCGCCAAGTTGACGGTACTTGCTCAATGCTTCGCAATCCAATCCTGATCAGATCACAATATATCTTTGCCATGTTACTTTCCACCTCCCGCGACTATCTCCGCCAACTCTGCAAGAGCAAGCTTAGTATTAGTACTGTCTGCTTCCTGTGTTTCTGCAAGCTCTGCAACCGCCAACTTTAATTTATCTATCTCAGATGATTTTTCGATTGGCGGCTCCGTAACGGTCGCATAATCGTAGTACAGTTCTTTTGTATCGATCCCGACCATCAAAAATGGTGTTAATCCTGATTTTTCTTCCGCTACCGGAATGGATTCAACATAGCAGCCGTTAGGTTCCGTTTCAATCTGCTCTGGTACGGGGTTGTGATATATCGCCCGTACCTTTCCAGTATGTTTCGACACAATATCATATGCAATATACATTTTCCTCACCTCACATGTGTGTAATTGTAAACTTTCCATCAAAATATGAAACGTCGTTGTTGCCAGATTTGACCACATAACCAAGCTTCATTGTTGTATTCTGATTAAATTCTGGTTGGATGCTCTTTGGGAATACCGCGTGCCCATCCGAACTTCCACTGGCGGATGCTGTTCTGCCCCAAAAGTCCAAAACTAACGTGTCAATACTTATCGACACACTATTGCTAGCAATGTCGATTTCGTTTCCGAACGCATCTCGTAGCGAAAGACCTATAAAGCCATGGCTCCAAAAGAAGAGGTTGTTACAGTCTGGCTTTGTTAAAGTTATTAGTTTAACCCCGGCTGGGATGCTAGCCAACTCAATAAAGGTATTCTCCCCAGGTACACCCGGACGTTGCCCCGAGTTGTACGTAATGCTTATCCTCCCAGGTACAGCCCGTTCTGATGTACCTTGTACACCTAGTATATTTACATCTTTGGGCAGGTTTTCGGGCTTGAGTTGCGGCGCAGGAGCCGTTACCCACGAAGCCCCATCGTAAAAGCCATACGGCGGCTTAACAAAGATTCGATCCCCAGGCCATACTGTTTGCTCTGTGCTTGGCATATGGACATTTTCCGCAGAACGAAACGGCATGGTTCCTTGCACGCCCGCAATGTTGGTGTCGTTCCGAACTCGATCTGCAGGGACGTTCACACGCGCCACCCGACTTCCTGCATGCCGACCGTCTGGAATGACGACATCTGCAACCCCACTCGGCGTAATGACCTGTGCGCCACGGTCTGGCATCGTGCCCGTCACCCTCGTACCTTTTACATATGCGGTTCTATTGGCGACGATATCAGCGGCCGCAGCGGTTGCGTCACTTGTGTCATCTCCGACTTTGATTTTGCCAATGTTGTCGGCCATTGTCTTGAATGGATCGCTAGGTGATGTCGGGACTCCTTTGCCAGCGACCGCCCCAGCGATCAATCCTTTTCCGTCACTGACAGATTGCTTTACCGATTGCATTTCCTTGTCTACTTTATCTAGTGCTGTTTCAACAGCTTCGGCCAATTTATTCATATCACGAGGGACATCGGCTGTATCCGTCCCTGATATCAGTGGTAAATTATGATTCGGTGTAGACATCTACACACCTCCATTCAATATGTCGTGATATGTCTTAATGCTAATCTGATCATACCTTTTACTCTTGATGTCGTTGTACACCGTGTATCTGAACACGTATTTAATATTCAAATGTGCTGGGGCAATCTGCCTAAGAACAGATTTCAAGTCCTCAATATTTGTAGGAATGCCGAAAATACTTTTGAACTCAATTACAATGCCGTGATTCAACGAAACTTCCACATCTCCGTTCGTGTAAGAATCAGCTACAAGCTTAATTTGTGCTGCCCCCACTGCTCCGCTGCCGCGAATCTTTGATTTAATCAAGGATCGACGTTGTTCCAATGGCTTCAAAGGATCAGGTGCTATCCCTAGCTCCTTTTCATACACCGTAAGCGCCCATGTTGCGGTGTCAATATCAAGTTGGCGAACGAAGTTGTCTATACGATCATCCATGTCATGCAACGCAATACCAATAGACCCACTCAACTCATTCGTAAGTGGGTCTTTCCGCATTACTTTGTGCATATTCGATTTAACACTACGCAATAGACACACCGCCTAACACAGCGACTTGCTTCGTCCCTACGTCAATATTCGTTGCGCCTCCATTAACCTTCAGATTTGCATAATCATCGACTCCCTCTGCGCTAATAATCGCTTCACCGATCTTCGCATAGCTCACATAAGGAACGACAAAGGCGATGCTTCGAAGGTATTCAGTAATCGAGTGTTTTATATTTTCGATAACAACATTTTGTTCGAATCCCACCGATTTCGTGACTGTCGCGCTAATCATCAAAGGCAACCCCTCGGCTGCAATAACGTAGCATTTAGCACCGATAGGAGCCTGCCCATACCCCAACCCTTCGCTATTCGGGTCAATATGCTTTTGTACCTCCGCAACCAGTGAAGGAACTGCTGGGAGTTTTTGTTGATCTATAATGACGACTTCTACGGTATCATCCCCACGCCCGAGCGGAAACACTTTTGCATCACCAACGCCCGAAATTTCCTTTGCCCACTGTAGGTAATGGAATACATTTGCGGACGTTGGAGGCGTACGAGTAGCGATATAATACCGATCCCTTAGACTTTCATCTGATTCAGCCTCATATCCACCCTCAGTGGCGCTAGGATTGGTTACAGACGTAATGCCCGGTAACGTGATAGGCATTTGTACAATCTGATTGGCTGGTATATTACCCACCGCCCCCGATAGCCGGCACTGGATCGAGACAAACCCACTATCCTTAATAGATTTATCTTCGACTGCCTCGAACTGTACGCCATTCTTCGTTTCAAAGATATCGCCTTTGTGTATAGCTCCAACGCCTGTTACTCGCACCTTTCCTGCTGCATGTGTGGCGGCTGTGCGCTTAATTCCTTTCCGCTGCTCTACGAAGCGCTCTAGCAACTCTCCTGTTAGGTTATCCACGTTTAAAAGCTTCTCGACATCCGACACTTTCAAATCTAGTGTAGACAGCAGCATAGCAACCGATTTTAGAATGTCGTGAACCAAGTAACCTTCGGTCTTGTCGTATTCGTCACCAACATGGCCTAGTAGTGATTTAAGAATTTCATCCACTGTATACCACCTCACTTTCAACGACACTTATGACCCCACGCTTGGTTTCCACATCAAAGGAGATGATCGCCACATTATTGTCGCGTGTCATGGAAAAGTTGGTCACTGCCTCTATTTCAGGATGGCGTGTAACTTGTTCTTCTAATTGCCTCTTAACTTCGCTTACAACCACGCCGACCGGAAGATCGCGCCGACCGATAAACTCACGAAACGTCATGCCAAACTCAGTTCCTCGATAGACTGCATACTTGTCCAAGTCCGTGATAAGCAACATTGTTATCCATTGCTGGATAGCTTGTTCGTATGTAGCCTCCACTGGCTTGCCGTCACGAATGACGTGTTGCTTTTCCTTGAAATCAAATAAGAACACTTTCCCCATCGTTGGCACAATGGATGTCGCGTCCTCGCCTTCAAAATCGTATACAGGGAACATTACTCTCCCACCTTGTCGATAACGTAATATTGTTGTTCGTTTGTGGTCGGTACTAGTACCACCTGATCCCCTTGTTTCAATTCTTTAAGCTGATATACCCGATTAGCAACGACTAGTTGATCCATGTCCAATATAATTTCCTCGCCTAAACTAATGCGCATGTTAGGCAGAGGATCAATGATGGTAGCCGCTACAATTCCAGTCTTTTTGGGGTTATTACGCTCTTTGAAAAGCTGTGCAAATTGAACTTCCCATGACTCCATCAAACCGCCTCCAATTCAACAGAGACTTTATGGATGCCGTTTGAAACGCTGTGATTGGCTGATTTTATAACATAGCTGCCAACAATCCCGGTTATCGGTTCATCAATTTCCAGAATTCTCCCCGCCCTCACATCGTCGTGCCCTAACATTTCAACAGATACTTCCTCTGTAATGCGGTTCATCTCAGACAATGTGTTCTTGGCTATATTTCTGGCCTGTGATTCATTCTTCTCGTCAACAGTCACAACCTCGGTTAACTGTCCGTAGCGATCTATACTAGACGCACTTTTGCTAGTTGCCAATATCTTATTGGATTCTTCCTTGCTGCTCACGACCATTACATTGTTTTTCATATCCTCGATTGATCTTGACTTGCTTGGGTTTGCGATCTTTACCGCAATGGGCATAAGTGGCGTGTCACTACTCAATCGCACCATCGGGTTTATAACAAGGTCTGTCATCTTATTGATAGTAAGCGCATCTTTGTTCATTTCAATGCGGTACTTAATCTTACTTTCCTGCGTTGCTTGTTCTAGAATGTCTTTGATAATATCGCTTACCGTCATGTCTTTGTATATCTTTGTTATTGCTGTTTTGATCGGCGTAATTTTGTGCTTGATTGCAAATCGATCCAACAACTTTCCAATTGCCTGACTTGCTGCAACTTTCTTGAATTGAATAACAGTTTCATTTTTGTTCAAGTACCAACTGTAGTCGAACGCTGTGTATGATTTTCCGAATCGACCGGACACGCTCTCGCTTACTACTACAAAGCGGCTTAAAACCTTTCCGCTATTAGTCAATATGACATGATCGCCGAGTTCTACGATGTCGTATTTGTCGAAGTAACTAGAATCGTTATATGCATAATCAAAACTCAACTCTACACCCAATGCATCAATGTTGCTGGACCATGCTAGGTTGCCAATGAGCTGCGTTATATTCTTTTTGGACTTACCTTTAATCAAATAAAGCTCGTGATTACTCATGACAACACCTTCACAAAGACAAACTCCTTCAGCTCCAAGGTATACGGAATATCACCAGCACGATCCAGACCATATTCAAAGTTTTCAATCGTACAGGCCATATTAAGAATTTCATTCGCCTTATTGTCAGTAACAATTATCCGAATGGGCATTCGTTTGTTGGCCCATTTATTGAAGAAACGAACGCAATCCCAACCATGTTTTTGCACCTTCGCAAACTTATATTTTTTGTTTGGGAAAATGGACGAAATGCTCAATGTTTTCAGACCGCGCGTTCCTATCAAATTCAATGGCCCGTTGATAGTCTCAAATTCCTCATTATTTCTCGGGATAGAGAAAGAAAAGTCAGGAGGAATAATAGGTAGTTTCATTGTTTCCTGCATATTGTTCGCGCTGAATACGATGTCCATAGAATCCCTCCTATACATTCCCTAATGCGATCAATACTTTCTGTGCAATATGGTTCCCCATGTAATTGGCATACTCTTCATTGCCTATCACATTACCTTGCACGTACACGTTGACTGTAACCTCTCCTTGTCCATTCATCATGCGTTTAGATAAATCGTGAGGGATTACCTTCGTACCATTCGGATACTCCTTAATCTCACCGCCGTGCTCGTCTGTTCTGGCTAAACCACCGCTAAAGTAACCTGTGCCCGTTTTAAAGTTCTTAATTTTCGGGACTGATACCCCAATCGTTTTACCGCCACCTAACCATTCCGGTATCCAGTCAGGGGCTGTAAAACTAACACTATTCAGGCCGTCGATTACCATATTAATCATGTTAATGACGGCGTTTATTGGAGTCTTGATAAAGGTGACAACATTCTCAAATGCACCTTTGACTTTATCAGCGACACCATTAAACGCATTCATCGTTGCTTCTCTTATCCCTTGCCACACTTCCGTAAGCCACGTCCACAGCTCGGATGCTTTAGTTTTAACCGTATCCCAGTTCTGCCACAGCAGCACACCAGCCGCTACGACAGCACCGATTGCTAATGCAATCCACGATAAGGGGTTAGCAGCCATAACCGCGTTCATGATGGCCTGAGCTGCCGTTAGGCCTGTTGTTGCTGTTTTCCATGTGTTGTACATCTTCGTAACAGTACTAACTACCTTTTGAGCTGCAAAGGCCGCTGTAAGCCCCATGACAACAGGGGTTAACCACTTTGCATTGTCTTTGGCAATCTTAATAGCTACCCCAAAGCCATCAATCACTTTTTGCCCAAAGGAAAAGGCGTTTTCAACCGCCGTCCTGATTTGTGGCATATTGGACTTCACCCATGCCCCAAACTCCCTGACCTTCGGTAAGGCTTTTTCTGCAATCGGCATGAACAAGCCCACTTCAATTTCCCTTTTAATGCCACGGAACGATGAAGTTATGTCGCTATATTTTGCGTCTGCAATTTCATCAATCGACTTCTTGGTCATGTCGAATTGTTTTTTCGCGCCACCCATCGCCTTGATAACGCGATCTTCCAAGTCCTCGGCTTGCGTACCGAAAAGCTGGACTGACACGGTATTGGCGACAACGGGGTCCTTTATTTCTTTTATTGCCTTCGCCGTCGTCAAGAAAGCATTTTGTGCTTTTTGCCCTCCAGCAGCAAACTCAGCGGTCATCTTCGCCCCGTTCAGCCCAAGCGCCTTGTACGCATCCAATGATGCTTGGGAACCATCCTTGGTGCGAATCCCGAATTCTTTGATTCCGTCACCGACTTTATCAAGATTGAACGCACCCGCCTGTATGCCAGCAGCGAACGTATCAAACATTTGTTCAGCGCTGAACCCCAACTTGGAAAAATAGACACTGTACTCGTTCGCGGTGTCTATTAACTCATCGGACTTGTTCAGGCCCTTCTGAGCACCTTGGACAAGCAAATTATAGGCTTGCTCGGATGTTATGCCGAAGTTTTTCATCATCGTGTCAACAGCTTTAATAGACTGAGAAACTTCCTCCCCAAACACGTCCTTGTAGACTGCCGCTTGCCGAGTAGTCTCGCGCAGCTCTGATCCAGCAAGACTAGTTACTTGCTTAACCGTAGACATAGATGCGCTTAAATCATCCCAGCTTTCGCCGATATTTTGCTTGTACAGGCTCTCAAGATCGCTTTTCATCACTGCTATTTGTGCGTTTGTTGCTCCTGTCGTAGCTTTAAGAGATGCGAGAGACGCGTCCATGCCACCAATGAATTCTATTCCAGCAGACAGCCCAACGGCCGTTCCTGCCAACGCACCAAGTCCTATAGTAAGTCCCGCGGCAGATTTAGCCGCTGCTGCAAATCCACTTACCGCCGTCTGGCGAAAATTCTGTACACGGTTGTTAAGAAGTTGCACCTGCCGCCGTGTTTCTTCTGTCTGTCCAGCAGCTCGCCGTATGTTCTGGCTGAATCGATCTCGTAGCTGCAGGATGGTGTGTACTACCCTAGCCATATCCCTCCTCCCCTCTAATTACGGCTGGTCATTGCCCGATATTTGGCTTCCTCTTCCTCATAATGACGAAACATAAAGTGTGTATATGTGATCCTTTCGACTGCACTTAGATTCGCCAGCTTGTCTGGATCGTGCCCCCTCAACATCCAAAACATGATCATTTGAAGTTCGGGGTCACGCTCGATCAGTTTTTTATTTCATCACTCACATTGTTCACGTTCGCCATGTTCATTATCTGTTCACCGAGTGCCAATCTGTCCTTGATATCCAAAAGCGCGCTCACTATGTCAATTGGGTCAAGAACCCCGCATTCTTTGTGCAGCTCCGTGTTCCGTAATAAAGCTACAGAATGATAGATTAAGTACGTGTAGGATTCGAGCACGCTAGAGAGTGTTTCGCCTTTGATCATGTCGAGCGCTCTTATGATTACCTCTTCTCCCGGAAGTTCGATTGTAATTTCGCCGCCAAGTGATTCAACGTAGTGATCTCTTTTTGACTCCTCGCGCTTCTTTTCTTTTTTCAACTTAGCGGTAACCAGGTCTTCTAGTGTAAGTTTCTTATTGGTTGTCATAATTGCACCTCCATAATTTAAAAAGAGGCGGTTTCCCGCCCCTACTGGATCATTTCGATATAGTCGTAATCGCTAAAC